TCTTCTCCCCAATTTAACGCTTGTGATGCAATTCCAATTGGAAAAGCATCAATCAATTCAACAATAAAAATTCTCTTAATAAAATCATCATATTGAATAATTTTTATATTAGTTAGATATCTACTTTTTTCACCTTTTGGAAATCTTAAATTGTTTGTGTCTGTAGGCATAATTGCTTCCATCCACCTTTCAAACAATTTTCTTTCATAAAATTCGTTTGTACACAGAAAAGTTAAATTTATATCTGTATACTGTGTTTGATATGGAACTTTAAATATTGGACCATAAACTTTAGAATCTTGTGTTAATAATGTTTTACCAGGAAATTCAGCTGCTTCACATTGAAGTGCCAAATATCTACTGATTGAAGCATTAGACGTTTTTGATTGTTCATTTTTTGGGCCTGGCCGGCCTAATGCTTGATTCGCAAAAGCTGCAGCATCAGTAAGTATCGTGTTAGGTAAATTTAACAACTTTTCAAAAATTGACTGGGAAATAAATTCATTAATATAAGTTGGTATTGGAAGCACAACCTCAAATCTAGCTGGTCTAGCTAATCCATCTTTTGCTTTAATATTAGATAAAAATAATTGTGGAGAAAAAGTCATTAAGTTTTATTCCTAGAGTCGTTGTATACTTTATTTGCAGATGCGCCTCTAAAGTCCTGAAATGGTAATAGTGCTGCAATATCCCATTCGTCTGCCGTTATTTCAAGAAATCTACTATCAACATGTTTAAAGAGATATCTTTTAATGCAAGGTTTTGCCTTGAAGGCTGCACCCACAGATTGCAATTTTCTCCATGTTAACCGAAGTCTTGTTGTCTCATCATAATTTGAATTTGATGCAAAATCACTTAATGCATCTAAAAGATTGATGCGTTGCTTTGGGCTTATGTAATGCAAATTCAACCCTAAAAAACCATCTTGGTATCGTTCTATTGGTATAACCAATGGGAACCTATCGTAATATGGCAACTCATCTTTCAATTTGGGGTCATAAAAATAGAAATACATGCGACCAATCATCGTACTATTTTTAAGTCGTTCCTTGTCGCTTAGGAGTGTTTGGCGTGTAGGTTTCAAGTCTTGTATCTTAGACCTAAGCCAATCTCTTGCGGCAGTAGTTCTCGGTTGATATCCCGATTTACTTAATTGTTCTTTGATTCTCTCTATTAAATATGCCATTGTTTATTTATATCACTAATTTTCATTCCATAATTACCTAAAAAATAATGAATTTTCTTATAAGTATCGGTGTCCGCTTTTAATTAAATACCTAATTCCTTCTCCGTCATAATCATAAATTTCCAACCATGTTCTTGGCAGAAGATGTCAGCTGCTTTCCACTTCTCTTGATTGACCAGATAAGTCGCAGCTTCACGCAGATACTTCTTGGTTCTATTCTTCTGAACCGGCTGCTTAGTTTGGTTAAACGGTTTGACTTCAATAATATAAGTCATCACAGACCCGTCTTTTTGTTTCATTTTGGTAATAAAATCTGGAAAATAACGATGCATTTTATTGTCCAACGGTGACTTATATGGTATGTGTATTTCTTCTGATGCCCACCATATTACGTTTGGATGTTCATCCAACCATTTCATAACCCTCACTTCCCATGTAGAACGATATATGATATTGTTGGCATCACCATTGTATTTTTTTGGATTGTTAGGTTTAAATCGTCCTTTGTATGTTTTGTTACCGAATGTCATATAAATATGTAGTTAACTTTATAGGAATTTAAATGGGACTTTTTACTCTTTTAGGTAACGGTGTTAGTTTTAAAAACAAATCAAGGTCTGTTTTAAATGCATTGTCGGATCGTTTTGAAGATGGAACACAAGTTCTTAGATATCCATCTGATTTAGGCTCTGTTGATAAAGGCCATTATATATTCATTCAAATAAATGAGCAAATTAATACTTCTTTTCCAGGTTCTCAATCTGGAGAACAAACTCAACGTGAATCTAATAAAAGAGCTTTACAAGCTTTATTTGGCAACACAACTACAGGTGAAGGTTTAGGCACAGCATTTACAACCGCCAGTGATGTAGCTAATGCTGTTATCCGAGATGTTACTGATTTTGCTGTAAAAGATTTTGGACTCGTAGGCCAAGCGACATCTGAAGGCGTTAAACAAAGTCTTCGTATATTTGACAAATCTACTGGTATTAGCTCAGCTTTTAAACAAGTTCAATCTGGTACGGGAGTGAGAACCATTCGTAGAATAACAGATACAATAGCTTTTTATATGCCAGATACTTTGAATTTTACTTACAATCAAGCCTACGACACACTAAATCCTGGCGGCTCTATGGCTCAAACGGCACTTTCAGTTTTAAATTCAGCAACTGAAACATATAAAAGTGGTGGAAATATAAAAGACCAATTAAGAAATGCTAGTCCTTTTTTAGCTAATTATTTTCTTCGTGATAATGATGTAGGTAAAATATTGTTTACAGCCGGTACTGGAGGCAAAGTTCAAAATCCAATGAAAGAAATCTTATATTCTTCTCCAGATTTTAGAAGCTTTAGGTTTGATTTTTTAATGATGCCTAGAAGTGAGAAAGAAGCTCTTGAGGTTCAAAATATTATTGATTTGCTGAGATTCCATCAAGCTCCAGAAATAGTTAAAAATAGCGGAGGATTTTTTATGTTTCCTCCATCTGAATTTGATATATCTTTTCAATATAACGGAAATGAAAACGTAAACATACCAAAAATTTCAACTTGTGTATTAACTCAAATTGATACCGATTATGCTCCAGGCGGTTTTGCTGCATATGAAGTTCCTGGTGAAATGGATCCAAGATTAGGTAGAACTGGTATGCCAGTTGCTATTAGATTAACTTTAGGCTTTACAGAAACAGAATACCTTGTTAAAGGCAGTCCTTTACTTTCTGAAAAATATAATAAGAAATTTAATCCTATTTTTCCTAATACTACTACTAATAATGCTGTTGCTAACGATAACGATGCAATGGCTGCCATGAGAAATGACAGGACTAGAGGCGGTCAATAATGGCAAAATATTTCAGTAAATTTCCCAAAACTTTTTACACATTACAATCAGTTCCTTATGGAGTTGATGTTGTTACGAATATCATTTCTAGATATTCTATGGAACAATCTTTTAAAGATAATAGCTCAGTTTTTGAAAAATATGATGTAAAAGAAAGCGATACACCAGAAATTATAGCTTCAAAAATATATGATTCCTCTGAAAGGCATTGGATTGTTTTAGCTATGAATGATATTGTTGATGCTCAATTTGACTGGCCTTTAGATTATAGAACATTGATATCTGTTATAGATTCAAAATATACTGCAAATGCTAACACCGGCCAAACAGGGTTAAATTGGGCTCAACAAAATACACATTCCTATTATTCAATTGAGAAAAGAATAACAATAAGCACCGGTGATTTTTTAGAGAAAAAAGTTCAAGTTGATGCTAATACATATGCAAATGTTTCTGTTACATCAAGTAATAAAACTTTAGATGATGGTAATCAAATCACCATAAGTATTACAAAAGAAACAAAAACTTATTATGATTATGAATTAGATGAAAATGAAAAAAAGAGACAAATTAAATTATTGAAGCCGGAATTCGCATTTGCGCTTGAACAAGAATTAACGAATGTTTTTAGTCAATGAGCCTTAATTTAACTCAGTCTACTCAATTTAAGATAAGGACTTTGTCACTTATCACAAAAGTAGGCGTTATAGACATAGCAGGCATTTATCAAGAAATAAACATATATGATAGTATGTTCATGCCATGTGTTCGTGGTGAAATTCTTATTTTAGATGCCATTGGATTATCATCTAAATTATCATTAGATGGTAGTGAATATCTATCAATGGAAATTTCAAAAGATGATGAATTAAATTCTAACTCTACTGTTATTAAAAAAACTTTTAGAATTTATAGGCAAAGTGATAGAGAAAATTTAAATCAGAACTCAGAAGCATATTTGTTATATTTTGCTTCAGAAGAAATGATATTTTCTGAGCAGCTAAATATAAATCAAGCTTTTAATGGTACACATACTGAAATCGTAAATGTAATTTTAAAGAAATACTTAAAGGTTTCTAATAAACAATTAGGAATCATTGAAAACTCCAAAGGGCTACATTCAGTAGTCATTCCAAGTTTAACTCCATTTGAGGCAGTTAATTGGGTATCAAAAAGAGCAATAAACTCAGAATCTTTGCCTAGTTTTTTATTTTTTGAAAACAAATACGGTTACAATTTCGTATCATTAAGCACGTTAATGAAAAATGCTCCAATAATGGATATTGGATTTGGAATTAAAAATATTCCCGGTTCAGAAAAAACAGAATTTTATGGCGCAACTGAAGCTAAAATTGTTAATTATATAGATGTGATAGAAAATATTAAAAATGGTGTATTCTCTGGTAAATTTATTGGTATAGACCCATTAACAAGAAGAGTGAGCATTAACAAACTAGATTTTAAACAAACATATGGGTTATCAAAAACACATTTAAACAAGTACCCAAATTTCACTGGTGCTATAAATCGTGATGGTAAAGATTCTGCACAAATGTTTGATTCTAAAATTTCATTGTATGCTTTTTCTTCATTTAGAGGTTCTACTCCATGGGTTTCACAAGATCCAAAAACAGCCACAATCATTGATGATACTCATAAATATGTTTTTCAAAGAGCTCCAATTTTAGCAAATTTATTGCAGACAACAATACATTTAAATATTCCAGGTAATTTTGCTGTTACTTCTGGTGCTATAGTCAATTTATCAATGCCATTAAGAGCAACTAAACCTGATGTTGGCGAAGAATTGGATGAAACTTTATCTGGTAAATACATAGTAACAGCTACAAGGCACATTATCAAAGGTAATATGCATCAAACTGTTATTGAAGTGGCAACAGACTCTACGAATAGGCCTTTTTCTACAAATCAAACAAACATTAATGGTTTTGTTTAAAAATATGATATCACAATGAATACCGGTTACATAGGAAAAAATAATTTTATTTGGTGGGTTGGCGTTGTAGAAAACCCTGTTGACCCATTAAGAGTTGGTCGGTGCCAAGTTCGTATATATGGCT